TGGTAGTTCCAGAATCATAGGTAGCACCTACCTTTGAATCGTCTAATCCAGTTCCAATTATCTTAGTTATTGCTTGAGCTTGAGTTCCTGTGGTTAAAGTTCCAGATGGAATATTGTATTGCTTTGTTGAAATGAACTTAGATGTGCCTGTGTTGTCTGTTACTTGTACATCTAGATATAAGTTTTGTGTAACACCGAAGCCGTTAGATGAAACAGCTACGGCTGGGCAAGCACCTACGGCTATTGTCGCTGAAGCTTCAGTAGCAGTTCCAGTAGAACCTCTTACGAAGTAAATAGCATTTGTAGCCTCTAGTATCTCAACAGCACCTTCTAGCCCTTGTCCGGGAATAGAGTCGGCTGGCTTTCCGAAAGTAGTGACTAAGTTTTCAGTAGAAGTAATTAAAGTAGCTTTATTTACTGGACCCTTGGAAGCAAATCCAACGATACCTACTATGCTAGAGTCAAGTGCTACTGCATAGTCACTTACGTCCTTCTCAATTACATAAACACCGGGACTATTAAGTTTTACCATATTAAGATCCTATTAAGAATTAGTGACTGTTAAAAGTCTTCTTTTTTGTAACTTTTTAACTTGTTCTGTTATAAATGATGAGGGGACTACCTTAACATCATTTGGGTGGAATAGATAAGATTTAATGCCATTGGGTGTCATTAAATAAACTTCTAAAGTTTGAAGTGAATCGTTTCTTATTGTTTTTGTGCTTTCCATGCTATAAATATTTACTAGTTTAATAATTCAATCTTGTTTATTTTTTTCAATTTTTAATTGTTTGTATACCGCTTTATTAAAAAATTGAATCTTTCTTGATTTATATTGAGGAGTCTTCCTAAATTTATCTCTGTCAGGTTTAGTTGGTATACAATTTCTAATCTTATATATTTTATTCTCTAAAACTCGTTTTCTTTGTTTTAAATCAGGATCTATAAAACCCTCTTCAAAATCTAATAGTTGTCTTGCATTTAATATGATGGATTGTCGATATAGTCTTCTATAAGCTCTAGTAGCACTGGATAATGGTTTGTAGGGACTTAATTGTATGTAATCAATTAAATCAATCATTTATATCTCCTAGGGTTTAACTATATCACCCTCCAAATATATATCTTCGATCTTGCCAGTACTGGTCATTAAAAATTTAGGACTTGGAAGAAAAGTTTGAACATTTATAGTAAAAGCTTTATTTAAAATCCTATCGTCACCATCACCTGCTTCTGTGGTTGACATATTCTCTTCTCTTGATAATGTTATCTGGGCAAAGTCAGTAAATGGTGTATTAGACTCTAAAGAGGGATTAAACATTCTCTGTATCTGTTCAGTTATTTGATCTTGATCCTCTTTGAATTTAGACCATACAGAAATTGTATAAGTTACTTCTACTGCTTTTGGAGATAAAGAAACAACCCTGATAGCCCTTTGTTTATTTGAGTCCCAAAAGGTTTCTGCTACAACTAAAGGTCTATACTTGGAAGGAAGACCTTCTGTAGAAGTAGAAATTTGCTCTACGCTTATTACAGGTAGGATTATTAAGTTATCCCTATTTAATTTACCTATAGATCTTTCAGGTGATCCGGGTATACATTTAACAGTTCTTATTGACATATCAGGCATTCTAACCACTATGTCATTAAATAGAGTTATAATATTTCTAAGCTGTTCAGCATAGAATGATGTTATATTATGCTGTCTCTTATTAGTTCTATAAATTAATTCTCTAACGTATTGATCCGCTCTTTTGTATGGTGGAACAGAAGAAGTATCAACCTCTGCCTCAGTTAGATTCATATTTAAAGATGATGTACTCATAAGGGATCAACTCTACCACCAATAGGATCTGAGGTGTTTGGTAAGTTTCTGTCCACTAAATCTGGTGAGTTTCTCTGGAACTTAGCAGTACAAATATAATGATATATTCCATAGCTTTCAAATCCATCCTCTTGAACCTCAAATATTTCAAATCTTATCTTTTGAAACTTAGGTTCAATTACATCTCCAGCTATTGGTGCTCTGCCTAAAATTTTAGTAATGTAGGTTTTGTTAAAAGTAAATACTTGATCAGATTCTAATTCAAGACCGAATTTAGTAAGTCTTTCTTCAATAGCTTTAGGATCATAGTGACCGTGAACAAGTATTGGTACTCTTGAAAGCGTCTTAGATCTATCTTCCATATAAACATCACTATATGACTTATCTTGGTAATACTTATAATAAAGCATTTCAGATCCTGATAGCTTGATCAACTCATCATCAACTGAGTTGAACATTTCTATATCAGGATTCTTTAAATCAAATAGATTTAGTTTATAGGATCTTTCAGTCATTTTTTAACCCCAAGATATTAATGGTGGTTCTTCTAACTCATCAACCAATTCTCTTTCAAGCTTTTGCATTTCCGATTGAGCTTGCTGAATTAGTTCTGATCCATTTAACTGTGCTCCACCAGCGGGTGATGGAACAGTTCTAAATTTACCTCTAATTTGACCTAGTGTTTCTTTTGAAACTGCTAAGGCATAATTTTGTATCCAGTTTAAATATGCAGGATGGATTGATTCACTGTTTATAGCTCTGTATACAATTATAACCTCTTCTCCTGAATACTGAGGATTGGGATATACTTGTAAATATCTTCCATCAATAACATCCCAGCTTCCGTCATTACCTAAAATTCTTCTTGTCATCTCTAAGTGAGACTGTAATAGATAAAAGTCTCCCATACTAAAGTCTGTAAACAAGAAGTTTTCTTGGAAGTATTTAATAAAGAAGTCAAACTCTAATGTTCCAGCCTGAGACTGCACGCTTAAAAAGTTTTTCTTGTATCCAACAAAGTCAATGTTATCCAAAATGTACTTTGGAATCTCGTATAGGTTTACGTTATATTGTGCTCTAAAAGTCATCATCTGAGTGTTCCATCTTGGAGCATGATAATGAAGTTTAGTTATTGCAGTATGGATTGCTTGCTTTATGTTAAAGTCAGATAACTCAACCTTTACAACAGGATGACCTAATCTTCCTAATACATAATTACTTATTACTCTTTCAAAGTCAGTTAACTCTGTAGACTCTGCTGCATCTATTTTGTTTAAAGAGTCTCTATTTATATCACCATTAGGAATGGTGCTATCAACTCTATTTCCGGGGGATTTACCAAAACTGTTTCCATAAGAAGTTAGTTCGGGTTTAATTACATTAACCATATTACTTTATCCCCTTATCTCTTTTCTCTATTGGACTTCTAGTATGTTTAGAACGTGGATTTGATTTTCTGACTCTTTCAGAATGAACATAAGCTCCACCACCTTTTCTAGAAGCATCTTCTTTAGGTAATGGTTGAGTTGTAAACTGACGTAACCATTCTTGTTGAGTTAATTTATCCTTTTGTATTGGATCTGTTTGAACTTTTAATCTATGCCTAGTTCCACCAGTCTTCTTAGATCTAGATAATCTTTTTATAACAACCTTTCGTTGTTGACCATAAGATCTCTTAGCCTTATCTAAGGCAGACTCTAAGTGAGCTATTTCTCTATAAGATGAGGATGGAATAGATTTACCACTAGTTAATTCTTTATGTCTTTTATGTAATTTATTTATTTGTCTTCCTATACTAAGAAGCTCATCAGAATCTGGCTGAAGACCAAAAGCTTCCTGTAATAAAAGCAAATAAATATTGGAAAAAACATTACTCATTTTTCTTAGTCTTCTTGGACTTAGTTACTACTTCCTCTTTTTTAACAGGTTCTTCAATCTTTTTAACTTCTTCTACCTTTGGTTGGAGTTGAGCTAATCTCTCCTCCTTTTGAGCCTGAAGAATCTGAAGTCTCTGTATTCTGTGTTGACGGGATGACATTTTCTTTCTCCTCTAAAATTAAGTTTGGGTAATCTAAGACAATTTCCGATTCGAGTATTTGGTTGGGGAAAACTTCAATTACTCGATTGTTTATTGCAATTAAAAATGGAAATCGACATTTTGATCTATAGATGTACATCTATTTATATATAGTAAATAAAATAAAAGGAGCCAGCTTTTTTTTAAGCTGGCTCCCATTTTTAAGTTAACCGATTAGTATCAACCAGCGGCTGTTACGTTACCGACGTTAGTGGCACGCTCGAATGGAGCATAGAGGTAGTTGAGAGTGCTGGGACCGATGATACGGAGTACACGGTAGAATCTAGCTTCTGGCGAGATTGCAACCATACCGTAACGAGTCATGATGCCCTTTCTTGGTTGGAAAGTGGCAGGATCAACTACTGTGGGGAGGTTCTCAATTGGAATGTATGGAGCATAAACGAATCCAGTATCCATTGGACCTGCGCCCTTATAACCCATGAGGATTTCGTCTTCAGGCCAGAGTGGGTCGATGTAAAGATCATACTTACCACCGAGCTTACCCTTGAACTGAATCTGACCACCCATGTTTGTTGGGCCTTCAACTCTGGATCCACCATTACCACCCATACCACCACCGAGTTGAGCAGCGGTTTCGAGCATTGCACCAACGAGTGGTGAGGTTACAATCCATGAACCGGGACCACGGTGAGTGGTCTTGTAAATGTCTTGTGACATGAGGTTAAGAGCAGCCCACATATTTGACCAAACTTGACCAACGTGCTGTGGGTTAAAGTTAAATGCAGAGCTTGAGAAGTCAATTACCCAGACGTTTCTTGAAGTACCAGTTGGGTTAGTTGGAAGTGCAGCACCGCCAGTAAAGTCACATTGGAACTTATCTGGTGTGAATGAATCAGCACCACCAGTGTTACCGATTGCTTGGCTATTAGCTAGGTCGAGTGTATTTCTGTACCAACCACCGAAACCGTTTGCAACGGCAGTATCGTAAGCGATACCACGGAGGTTTTCTAGAATTTCACGGTCGATTTCGAGTCTTAGCTCATTACCCATGAGTTCAGTGAGTTCTTGCTCAAGATCAAGGTTGTGATAAGCCTTGAGATCTTGTGAAGCCTCAATTGTCCAGAGTGTACGCATCTTACGAGTGCGTGCGATTAGAGGCTGTTGCTCGATTGAGATGTTAACCTCTGGAATAGCGGATCCGCTGAGAAATTCACCAGCAGATACGTTAAATCCGTGAATTCTTGAGGAATCAGGCCATCCAGCAATACGACCACCGAATGTGGTTGATGCAGAACCTCTTGTTCTATTGTAGATTGCACTAAGTTCTGGAGCACCACTATCAATATCGAGGGAGTTACCAACCATACCAATTGGTGCAGTTGTGCTACCCTGATATGTTAACTGGTACTTACTGTAGAGGCTTTGACGGGTTGAACCGTACTGACGGCCACTACCTAAGTAGAATACTTGACCAACTGGTCCCTGCATAGGCTGCTGGGCAACGATTGCGTTAGCAATGAGTTGGGGGAATACTCTACGGATTAGAGGGAATGCGAACTTCTGGAATGTTCCAAGTGATCCAGTAGAGGTAGCAGCCTCGTACCCAGCAACTGAGCTTTCGTCTATTTTCTTGCTTTTTTCAAGAAGAATAGCCTTGGCTTGGTTTTCGTAAAGTGTAGCTACAACCTTGCGAGTGTAAGAGTCATCAATGCCTTTTAGAGCGGCACCCCACTTACTTACAAGGTCTTCGCCATTTTCAATTAAATGCTTCATAAATCTATTAATCCTTATTTTTTAGGCATTAATGCCATTACATTCTCGTTGAGGAATGGATTAGAACGATCTAACCCTGAATCTGAATCCTTAACTTGTTCCTCGGCAAGAATTAAGGCTTTTTCACTCGACTTAAATGGTCTTCGTGTATCTAATAATGTTTCAACTTGCTCACTTAGTGGAATTAATTGTTCCTTTAGATGAACTGAAGTTGACTTGTATTTCTTTGCAATAGTCTTATACTTATTAATTTCAGGAATTAAATTATTAATTTGCTGAATTAAAATAGCATTTTCTTCTTTAAGTGTTTCCACTTCTTCATTTACTTCAGGCTCTTTGACTTCAGTAACACCTAGAATATCCTGAAGCTTACGGAATTGCATTGCATCTCTGTAAAGTTCACTCTCTTCGGTAATCTCTGACTCAGCTTGTTCCTTTAGTAAATCAATATTACCACGGATAAATGCCATGGTCTTAGCTTCAAGTAATTTAATTCTTTCAGAAACTTCTTCATTGATAAAATCAGAAATCAGAGTTGCGATCTGATTTAAGTTATCTTCTGATAAATTGTCTGGAAGTAAATCACTTAATTTATCGAGTTTATTTTTTTTCATATTGTACCTATCTCTATTTATTTAACTTAAAGTTAAATAAGAATTTTTTTTATTTTTTGCTGCCTTTTTTGTTCTCTATAGCAGCAGCAATAAAATCACCTCTAGTAATCTTATCATAAGGAGGATATAGGCTAGCTAAATCCTTCTTGCCACCTTTATTTTTCTTCTTCATTAAGTGCATAGCTTCTGCTATTAACAATCCAATATTTCTGTATTCTCTACTTGCATTCATACTTCCATACCCAAGTCTACGTTGAGCCGTTACTCTTGATTTATCACCGCTTAATATATTTCTAACATCCTGAGGAGATCCTACAAAATTTCCTGGACCTGCATCTGTTGCATTTCTTAGAGTAGGTCTATCAAATTGAGGAAATCTAGATCTTTGAGAAGTTACAGGAACTCCTGATCTAAAGCCTGTGGGAGAATCACCCGGTAAAATTGTATCAAACTCTCCTTTTCTTCCTCTACCTGAAGTACGATTATTAGATCCTCCTGAGCGTGCATGGAAATCTCTAAGACCTAAGTGTCCGGGATCTCGGACATCAGCCCTAATGTCATCCATTGCTGTTAAATTTCTTTCACTTCTAGCTAGTCCAGCTTGTCTTAGCTGCCCTAATTGAGTATCTTGTAATCCTTTGGCTCTGTCTGTATTTACCTTACCTCGGATTCTAGCAAGTCTTATTCGTTGTTTTGCTGCTAGTCTAGCTATACGATCTGTTTTAGCTATACGATCTGTTTTAGAAGCAATTGATGAAGGTCTATCCTCTCCTTTATCCCTTAAACTCTTTTTTTCTATTGATCTAGCAATTCTTACATTTCTTTTTTCATCTTCAGAAATAATTTTTTTTCCTATCAATGTATAAAAGTTCATTTCATCTACTCCTGATATTTTTCCTTTGTTTTTAGAAGCATAGAATACTTTTTTACCTTTTTTACCCTTCTTACCATCCTTCATTGGGGGTTTAACCTTCATCTTGGGCTTCTTAGCTTCAAGTAAATGAGATAAACCTAGTGATTCATACACTAAAATTTGTCCGAATGAGTTTGTCATACTAGCAATTCCACTTTCTTAATGATTTATTAATTCTGCTATTGGGATCATTAGCGGTCTTTGAAGAAGTACGTCTTCTTTTCATACCTTTCATTCTGGCACAGAATGATTTACGTCTCTTAGCAGCTTTACTCCCCTTCTTTAATTTTGAAGGAGGAGTTGTAACAGCAGTCTTTAATTTAGAACCGGGGTTTTCTCTTCTGTAAGACATTACCCCTTTTCTATTTAATCCACCACTTGGATCTTTACCTTCTGCTCGTTGCCAAGCAGCACTTTTCTCTAATAGTAGTGCTTCTAAAGATTCCTTAATAGGAACACAATTAGGTACTTTTCTGCCATTTTTCTTTTTCATTCCAACAGCAGTATAGCCTTTCCAACATGGATCTTTTTTTTCTAATAATAATGTTTTTAATAAAATAAACATAATTTATTTTTTATTTTGTTTGGACTTTACATCCATTACACAGCGTTCGAACTTTTTACTTTTCTTTTTACCTGTTGAAGCATGACAAACAGCCCAAGGATTTACTTTTTGTTCAGATACTTCAGAAGGAGGAGCAGTTCTCATTCTTTTTAATTTACCTTCTAATTGGCTTATTTGAAAATCTATATTGATTCTCCTTTTATCTGTAGGGTCTAATAAAGTTTTAGTATTTTTTAATTGTGATATTTGTTTCTTAATACTATCTGATGGATCAGTTCTTTCGTTTACTAGATTACCTTTTAATTCAGTAGAATCATTTCTTCCTCTCTGCCACGAATCATCATCAGGGTTTTCTGCTCTTCTTTTAAGAGATTCTTCGTGAGCTTTCTTAGCAGCTTCAGAAGCAGCAGCCTTTTCAGCTAATTTACTTTTTAATTTATTTATTCTTCCACTTAAAGTTACTTTTAAGTGAGGATCGTCTGTAGATGAATGTTGAGCTTCTAAGCTAGCTAATTCTCTTGTATATTTTGATTTAGTTCCTTCTTCAGCTTTTTCTTGTGCTGCAACAGATTTCTTTGGTTCTCTTTGTCCAGAAATTTGTTCACCCCTTACACTAGTATCTTTACCTTTTTTAGAGACTTCATTAATAGAACCAAATAACTTACTTATTCTATCATCTTTAAGTTTAGTTAATTTTGATTCTAATAAGTTCATAAATACTTTATGCTTTATTGCTTCCTTCTTAGTCTTCTCAATTAAGACTGATTCATTTACTAAAGAAGGATAAGCACCCTTTGTTGAAGGGTCAGCAACTAAATCAAATGTTACTGCTCTGTAATCTTCATTGACTTCAAATTTACCGGGAGCATCCGAGCAAGGCTTTAAAGATCCAAGACCTCTGCTTGAAACTCCTATTCTTACTCCATCTTTAATTAACTGTTGAGCAACTTTACCAGCAGGAGTATTTAATAACTGAGATTCTCCAATGAGAACATTACCCTGCCATGATAAATTAGTAATCATGTGTGATGCATTGGTAAGCTTTACGGTAGGATTATCTGGGTGATCAAGTTCTCCAAGAAGTCTGTTTTCTTTAACTAATGGCATTAATTTAGTGACTTCTCTTTCCATGATCATTTTAGGGTATCTTCGATTGTTATTATTAAACTCTTCTGCACGACCGAAGATTCCTCTGATCTTCATAGTACCTGATTCTTTTGATTCAGATACTATTTGAACTGGTTCTAATCTAAAATAATCAATAAGTAATTCCATATTATTTACCCTGTTTTCTTGCTGTAGATCTTTCATCAGCCTGTCTTAACACTCTAGCAACTCTTAAGTTTCTTCTAGCTGATTGCTTATGAACATCTGATTCTGCACCTAATGAAGGATCTCCCATAGCACCTATATCACTTGCAGTCCCTCTTAATCTTGACATAGCCATTGAAGCTGCTATGTTTCCTCTTGCAGCTTGTCTTCTTTCATTTGCTAGTTCACCTAAAGACTTCTTACGAGGTGGTCCCTTAGGTTCCTCAGGTGCCTTCGGCTTCTTAGATCCTTTAAAAAACTTAGCAACTTTGGCTCCACCTTTTCTTAACATATCCATTACACCTTCGTCTAATGAATTTAAAGATTGGTTCATAAAAGAATACGCTAAAACATTTAAAGACAAAAAGTCCGCCGAAAGAGAATATCAATGGTTCAACCTTATGT